AAACTAATAGAATAACGATAATTGTGATATGTTTCAATCAATCGTTTTTGATAGGGCCAAGGATGATACACCATACTCCCTTTAGTAGGGTGTTGTATCATAAAAAAGTTATCCATAAAGTGTAGATAACCTGTATCTGGATCACAGCATTTAATAAAATCCTGTAGTTCTTTATCAGTTTTAAAAACTGTTTTAGTATAGGGATTCTTTACTAGTGATGGTGTATTACTCATAATGAGTATTTAGTTTGGTCACACTCACATGTTAAAAAGCACTCCGTAGAGTGCTTGAGTTTACTTGATATCTAATGGTCTAGCTTTAGTAGCTACAATACAATAGAATTTCTCTTTTACTAATTGTTGTTTACCTTCACTATCATTCATTCCGATATTAAATTCTAAATTTTCAAATTTATTAATATCAAAACCACAACGTGTTAATAGTGCAGCCAACTGTTGTTCACCTAAAATACTGTAGTGATTTAGATTCCATTCGTGTTTACGTTCACAATCAGGAGCAGGTACTTCAATGTAAATCTTGCCGCCTTGTCTTAAAATACGATTGTATTCCATCATGCTAAAGATTGGATACGGGCTATGTTCTAATGCATGGCGCAAGAATATGAAATCAACTGATTCATCGAAGTAACCTTCTTTTTGGGGTAAGAAGCTTAAGTCATATTGTTTGATTGTATGACCTTTACTTTCACATAATTTAATATCACCTGGACTTAGCGTAACACCAACAACATCAGTGTATTCACGTGTTTTCATTTCATCTAGGAAATAACCTGGGCCACATCCTAAGTCTAAGATTTTAGCATCTTTTGGAATATTAAGAGGGTCAATGTATTGTGTTACTACTTGCTTTGTTAGGCTTTCGTGCATTTGACTATTACCCTCATCGTAAATATGAGCGGTGTACAACCATTCGTTGTAAAATTTTAATTTAATTAAGTCTAGCGTGTTGTTGATATCAATCATTTAGAATCCTGTAATTTGATAGAATTACTTATTCACAAAATGATGCATCAAATTATTTTCTTTTGTAGCCCTTGAACGGTTTCACTGTACTTTGGGTATTCGTATCAGATACTTCTTCGCTATCCATATCACCGTTATTTAAATCTTTGTACTGTAAGCCGGCAGCTTTGTATGCTAGTTTAAGCATATCTTGTTCTTCTTTAGTGTAGGGGTGTGTAGTATTGTGTTTACCTACCCAACTTTCAGCATCCATTACAATTGGATTTACACCATCACTACTAGCAACAGCCATCATTAAACGGTTTAAATCATACAGTCTATCATAACTGTCTATTTTCTTTGAGAAAACATTTAACCCACGGGTAGCTTGTTGCTGGCGTTTAGAAATTTTGCCGTTTTTATTTTCAAATACAAACTCTGTAGCTCTCATTTTCGTTTGTATCCTTTGAATCCTTTAATCGGTGACTGGGTTATTGTATCATCCAACTCATCACTTACAGGAGCACTTACTTGTTTTTTACCGGATTTTCCAACCTTCTTTAAAGCTTGGTCAATAGTTTTACCAATGTCTTTGTCAAACTCAGAGGATACTACCTGATGTTCTCCCCAACTGCTTTCTGCTCTAAAATCAGGCTCAAATTTATTCTGTACATCATCAGTACCACTTTCGCCTCTTACTGCGGCAATTGCTACACCAAAACGGTATAAATCATAGAAATCATTATTTTTTAACTCTGGAATAACATATGTATTAGGGAGAGACATGGCTACTACGTCCAAACCATCGTGTACTTTACTCAATGTGGTTTCAATAATAAATTCTTTAGCTCTCATTTTATGATTCTGTTGTTAATATTAATCCGTCTTCAGTGCCCATAGTCGTATTGGCAGCATAACCATTTAATGCTAATTCTACACCAGGAGGTTCAATACCAATGAACGTTACCTCTGATGCAATAAAATGCAAGATAACTGCATCTTTGATCGGATTAATTAACAATCTAACGTTTCCGTCAAATACATCCATGTCATAATGACATAGTGTATTACCTTCAAACAATGTACCGTATCCGGTAAACTTTACACCTGCTAAATTATTAGTAATAGATGCAGTAATTGTGATATCTTGCATATCAATAGTACCTGGATCGCTTGAACGAATTTGAAATTTAGCTTGCGAGAACGCATTGGCCGCTGTTTCGTAAATAACTTGATTTGTAGTTAACCCAACGGTAAATGCATTGCTTGTACTAGTTGTTGTAAAGAATAGATTACTGAAGTTATTGTTGATTTTTGCAAATGCTGTACGTAGTGGGTCACCCTCACCATCGTTAGCTTGTGCACCAATATTAATGTATTCTTGTGCGCCATATGGACCAACAGGCGTAGTTAAATTTGCAACGTATGCAAACGTATCAAACTGTACTACTTGTAATTGTGTAGCACTATCAGGTAATGTGTAGTAAACATTGTTTGCTACTAGACCAATATTAATATTACCAGTAAATGTATTACCAGTTGGCTGACCTTCAAGTACTTGCTCAGTGGGAATTAACTCCCCTTCAACTGCAGTAATAGCAAATAGATTAGCAAAGTTGTTATTAATTTTATCAAAGGCAAGACGTAACGGATCGCCTGAACCATCGTTGGGCAAATCACCGGTATTAATTATCTCTGGAGTGGTCATTGTAAAATCCTAGACTGTAATGTATTTATCAGTTTCCAAACATACCTTTGGGTTGCTGGACTATGATAGGACGTTTACTTCTTTGGATTTCTTGTAGTGCTTTGATAGCTTGTATCTTTACTTGATTATCTGAACTCTTAACCATCTCAGTTAAGGCTGCAATTCTAGCAGCCTCTGCTACAGTGGCATCTCTACTTAATGACTTTTGTGCTTCTACATATACTGGATAGTTGTCTACTGTTGCACAACCCGTCAATAAACATAATGCTAATAATATGCTACTATTTTGCAATGTTATCATAAATTTTCTTCTGTGCGTTGTACCAATCTTGCCATCCATCTACTTTTGCACTGCATTCCCAATACAATGAATAGTTATGAACAACTACCTTCATCATTTCAGTAATAGCTACTTTGTCACCCTCAATCTTTTTGAGGTCTTCACATTTCTTCATAAGTTCAGGAGTAGCGTTAGGGAACTTTTGAGTCACCGGAACTGTCGTAGAACAGCCGGCAGCTACTACTAAGAATAATAAAATAAGAAATACGGTTAATATTGATGGCAATCTCATTTCTTTGCCTCCGCAGCCTTGTTCAATTCAGCGGCTTGATTGTGCAAGTCTATGAACTCTTTAGGAACGGGGCAGTTTTCAATGTACTTGATTACTTCTTCTCTCCTAATTCTTTCAGGGCCTTCTACTTCTTTAATTATTTCTTTTGTATTCCATTTATCAACATACTTGATAATGTCCCGACCTCTTTCACGGATCACTTTAGTCTTTTCAACAACTTTTTCTTGTATTTCTACGTTCTTGTTAGCGGATTCAGCTTCAGCTTTTGCTACTTTAGCTTCCATTTCTTTGACTCTAAGTTCCCACTCTTTGTAGTCGGCTAATCCTCCCTCAAGATAAACACCCAAGACTAGAACAAGTAAACTAATAACTTGTATTGCTAGTTTGTAGGTTTTGACAAAAGGAATGAATCCTAGGACGAATCCTGCTATTGTGCCCAAAATACCCAATCCAAAGATTGTGTGTATTGCGGCTTCGGGTAGTATTGATAGTATCCACATAGTACCCTTATTTATGCCAGGGGATACTTACTTTCAGGAAGTATTTTAGTTGCTACTAAATCTGTTCCGCAAACACAATGTCTACTAGTACATTTTACATAATCGTCTGTAAAACTGATCGTTTCATCATTTAGACTACGTTGTCCACCTACTTCACATACCCCTCGGTAAATCACATCAAAGTCAACTCTTATGTTATTATCTCCAATGGCACAATCCCAATCTAAAAACACATTTTGTTGCTGTTTCATTAATACTTGCGGATCAAGTTTAATATCAAATCCTTTATTGTATGTTATTTTTAATGTATGATTAATTCTGTATTCTGGTGATATTGTAGAAAGTGCTTTAGTTTTTCTATTTTTACCATGCACCCAATTTAACTTTTTCAATTTAGCTAGTTCTTCACTAGAATAGAAATCGTAAATATTGTAATCCCTGATAACCATAGATTTTAATGTGATGACTGCTCCGGTATTTTCAACCATGTATTCTTGTGCTTCAAATACTTTATCTAAGCTATTCATTACATGTGTCATTAAACAGATTACCTCAATTGGTTCATCATGGAATAAATTTATGATTTCAGAAATATGCTGATAGTTGTCAGTTTGTTCACTATGGTATGTCAAAAACAAATAATCAAGTACTTTTGCTTCTTTTAATTCTTTCCACCACCGTATTGTACGTGATCCATTTGATATTAAACTTACCATCGCTCCGTGCGATTTCATGTATTGCATTAACTCTAATAATTCAGGAAACAATGTAGGTTCACCTCCGGTAAACTGTATCCAAAAGGGTTTACCATCACATGCTTTTATGAGCTTGTCTGCGTATTTTTTGTATTGCTCTAAGCTAAACCAACGTTGACTTCCATCCTTATGCCTGTCTCCGCAAAAACTACAATTGTGGTTACATACATTATGAATTTTCCATTCAACAAATCTCATATCAGACTTGACTGCTTTTTCTACTTTGATAGGAAATATTTTCATTGCTTACACTTCCCGCATATTTCTGCACAAAACAATAATTTACCATCTTCTGCTGATTCTTTGCTCCAACTTTCTTCAAAGAAATTATTGAAGTGTGGACCTTGTAATACGTCAATTAGTGAGTTCTTTCTCAAATCAAACTTATCTAAACCTAATTCAGTTACTTGTTGCTTGAACTGGTGTCTAGCGTATGAATTAGTGCGTTCTACTAATGCACCACCTAAATAACAGCACGGCAATAAATGACCAGACGCTGTAACAAATATTGCTTGGTCTTCTGGATACTGTAGTGATTCACATTTAATCTCTCTTGTCTTAGACCATTCATTACTTTTATCAGATAACTTTGGCGGATGAGCAGGCGCTCTAATAGATATTTTCTTTCCTGATGGTTCGGTCTCCTTAGTACCAGTGTAATCAAAAGGGTAGATGTTGTATTCATGTTGTCCAGTTTTATCAAACACTTCAATGAACGGATTACCTTCATAGAACCCTAATGGACTTTTAACTGAGAATCCAAAGCCTAATTTCTTAGCAAGTAATTTTGCTTCTTCGACTTGATGTTTATTGTGGTCAAAGATTAGCCATTCCCAAATAGCATAACCGCCGGCTTCACTGTATGCTGTCATGTTAGCTATGACTTTATCCCATTGTACATCTCTGCGATAGATATGGTTAGTGTCTTCTAATCCATCGACACTAAACACAACGCCTGCTTTATGTAATGGGTGTGATGGTATCTCTTTGTTAGTATTGTAAAAGAACTTACCTAGTCTAGCCCAGAAGTCTGGATTACGCATACCTGCATTAGTTCTAACATGCTGTAACATATCATGCTTTGACATAGTTTGAAAATACTCAAGTATTTCAGGCAAATCTTTGACAAACCCTGCATCACCTAAGTTACCACAATAGTTTATTCGTTTTAAATTATGTAATATTTCTAATGGGAATAATTGCTTGATATCAGCTAGATTAAGTGTATCATTGTTTAATCCTTCAATGACTGCACCGCCGCTGTAGTTTCTGCTACATACCGAACAGCTTGCGTTACACCTAGTGGTTAACTCAATTTGCAATTTAGTAATTTTTTCTGTATTGTACATACAGTTATTTATAGAATGCCGTCACTCGGTCTGCAATAAATTGTACTTCAATATCAGTCAATTCTGGATACATGGGAAGACTAGTTACCCCTCGACTTAGCATTACACTAGTACTCAACATATCCGGTTTAGATAGATTTTTTGCCGTCGGTAAATCTCCCAACACATACTCATAATGTATTTTACTATCAATCCCATCAGTCAATAGATGAGTGTGTAAACTATTACGATCAGCTAGATACATTACAAACTTCTGATGTGCATGAGGATCTGTTGTATCGGATAAACAACGTAAAGGTAGTTCTCTAAATTTATCACACCAATACTTTGATATTTCACCTCTACGCTTCTGCCACCCATCGATGTACTTTGCACGAACCATAATTTGAGCACAATCTTGTTCACTCATCTTACTATTAGTTCCTACATCATGGAATGCAGGTTTGTTATTATCTCTGTATGTTACGGCAAACTGATACAAATGTGCATCATTGGTTACGATTGCACCACCATTACCTGAGCTTGGTAAGTTCTTTGTGGGGTCAAAGCTGATTGACATACCACTACCTACGTCACCGTCAGACACTAACCAGTGTTGTGCTCCGTCTACAATGACAGCATTTGCACTAGCATATCCAGCAATAGGCCATGGCTTGCGACCACCGTATCCCATCACACAAGTGTATCCCTTAAGGCTATTCTCTACTTCAACAACACCATTCTTATCTGTATCAACTAACTCTACATCCCATCCAGCACTTA